AAAGAAAATTGGAAAATTGTAGGTGAAAATCCTGAAGCAATTTCCTACTTATATCAAAGAATAGATTATATGGAATTGGCAATGAAGCGCCCTTTCTTAGATTTTCTAATAGAAGTCACAGATCATCTCTTTAAATATGGGAACGCATTCATTGTTAAGGCACGTGGAGACATATCGGAATACTTTCCAAGTCCTTTAGAGGGAGTCAATGCTAGTCAGCCTGTTGTTGGTTATTACTTAATACCTACTGAGCAAGTAAGGATTTTAAGAGATAGACACAATAGACCACAGAAATATGAACAGAGCACAGATCCGCTGACGTATATGCCATCAGATCGTGACCCCGTATGGAGCGCAGACAAAGTCATTCATGTCTATATCGACAAGAAAACTGGCAGAGCATTTGGGACGCCATTCATAGAATCGGCCTTGGATGACATTGTCGCTCTTCGACAAATCGAAGAGGATATTCAAAACCTGGTTCATAGAGAACTATTCCCATTGTACAAGTACACCATAGGAACTGCAGATCAACCAGCAGAACCTCATGAGATAAGCACCGCTGGCCAAGAATTAGAAAATCTTAGAGCAGAAGGTGGATTGATCTTACCTTTCCGTCACAACATAGAAGTTATCGGGGCTGCCAATACCGCACTCGATGCATCTAAGTATCTTGATCATTTTAAGGAAAGAGTATCTGTTGGATTGGGTGTTGCGCCTCATCACCTTGGTATGTCAATGGGCGGCGGTAACAGATCAATGACAGATAGATTGGATACAGCTCTTTACGACAAGGTCAAGCAATATCAAAAGCTTTTCTCTGAAATGGTAAGAGTACATTTGTTTAATGAGCTTTTACTTGAAGGTGGATTTGACCCTATGACTAATCCACTTGAAAGTGATGCATCAGATCGTTGTTACTTTAAGTTCAACGAAATAGATGTTGATACTCAAGTTAAAAAAGAAACTCATACTATTCAAAAGTTTACAAGTAATTTAATAGGACTGTCAGAAGCTAGAATGGAATTAGGCATGGACGCCGATCACGATCCAAAAGATTTCTATGCAGCTATTCAATCACAAATTCAAATAAATGCGAATAAAAAACAAACAGAACTAAGTGCTTCACTGAAGTCTAAAGACGCCACTATGAACGCCGACAAACAAGAGCCAGCACAAAAAGGTCAAACAAATGTTCCTAATAAAAGAAAAGGTGCGGGTAATGTAATTCGCCCGACTAATCAGCAGGGAAGAAGCACCTCAGCAAATATTAGAAGATCAGATAACGCTTGGTTGACACTAGTTGAAAATGCGCTTGAATCAGAGTATACTATAGTTTATACAAATGATGAAAAGGATGAAATCAATGTCGAACAAAATGATAATAAATAATGAAAAATTATCCCAATACCTAGGAACAGAAGACGCTGTTAAGGGCCTTCAAAAGGTCGTAGATAATGGTCAAACTAGATTAGCTCTTGAAGTAATTTTCGATATCATTACCCAGCTAATTGATAGAATCGATACACTTGAAGAGATTGTATCCACTAAAGAAGATCTATCTCCTGAGCCCGCGCCTACACCCGCGCCCGCGCCCGCGCAAGAGAAACCAATTACGAAGGCAAAAGAAACTACCACTGAAATATCAGAGGAAGAAAAGAAATAATTCATGAAACTCTTAATTGGGACTCCAATGTACAAGAGATCATGGATTCTTCCACATTGGATACGTTGCCTGATAAACCAATCAGTTAATTTCAAGGAAATTGGTTTTGTTTTTGAAGTTTCTCCAGATGATAAAGAAACAATAGCTTCATTAGAAGCTTGGAAAAGATTCGATAAAAATATACCTTACTTTGAAATTAAGGTAAGAGAAGATATTCCTCATTTTGAACATTCAAACAATGGAAGACAATGGAATATATCTAAGTATGTAAATATGGTTTCTTTGAGAAACTCTCTATTGCAAACAGTTAGAGATATCCAACCAGATTATTATTTTAGTTTAGATTCAGATATTCTATTAACAAATCCAAATACAATAGAACTATTAATAGCTCATATTAAAGCTGGAGCAGATGCAGTTAATCCACTCATGTTTATGACGCCAATTGGAACACTATATCCGAGCGTCATGGACTGGAGACAGGATGATACATCAAAAGCTTATAGAAAAGAAAAATATGAACTTGGAACATATTTTCAATCAGATGTAATCATGGCTGCAAAAATGATGAGTAAAGATGTATATAACAATATATCTTATGATGTTCATCAACAGGGTGAAGATGTCGGCTGGTCACTAGCTTGCAAAAAAGAAAATTTTAAGCTATACTGTGCATCGTATATTTACGCTCCACATATTATGTCAGAAGTATTTTATCAGTCATTTCTCCAAAACGGAGATAATAGATATGAATCTTTATCAGACAACTATGCTAAAGTCTGATATATTCATATAAATTTGTTTAATGTTATAAAAATAAACTTACTATATAAAAAAGAATTATACATCAATAGGTGATTTACATGTCATTTGACTTTATAGAAAATTTTACATTAGAACTTCCTGACTTCTCTAAGTCGGATATCAATTTTTCAGAGTCATTTAATTCAAAGCACGGTTTAATAATAGAAGTCGCTGCAATCCATGAGGGTCTCACTTCTAACTACAATAATTATTCCGCACAAGAATTAGAAAAAGCACTCCAATCATGGGTGGATCCATATCCAAAGCCAATCATCCTTAATCATGATTTAAATACAGAAGCTATTGGCAGGGTTATGGCTGCAAAAATGGACAAAGAAGAAGATGGTTCCTCATTCGTTCGTTTACAAATAGCAATTACTGATCCCGTTGCTGCTCAAAAAGTTCTTGATAAGAGATACTTGACTGGCTCCGTTGGCGGAAGGGCTGGTAAAGCAGTCTGTAGCGTCTCAGGAGAAGATTTAGCAACGGAAGATGCATCAGGCAGGCCGAAGGTTGTAAAATACAAAAGAGGCAAAGTCTATAAAGGTAAACTCGCTTATGTAGATATGCAAGACATTAGCTTTAAAGAGTATTCATTCGTCAATCAACCCGCAGATCAAAAGTCTGGCGTTAGATCCCTAAAAGCTGTTGATGGTAAAGCAGAGCTTTTTGATTCAGAAAATTGGATTGCACGAAGTAACGCATTTGTTTTAAGTATGGATAATGAGGATATCTTCTCAATTCAAGAGAATAGATCAATTCTTTCTGATATGAAGAAGAAAGAGTCTAAGCCAATTTATCTCCAACTAAAGGGAGCATTTCTAACGGCCCTGTCCATACAGGAGAACGAAAATTACAAATACAATGATAGTTCATTACTATCTGATCAGAATAAAAATATCGATAATTGTCAGGAGAATTCCAATATGGATCAAGACACTAACGGCGATGATATCCTCGCTGCAGTCCAAGAATTAAGTGATGATCTTTCTACAATCTCAGTAGCTAAGGAATCAGAAGAATTAGAAGAGGCGATTGAATCAGAAGAAACGATTGAATCAGAAGTCGTTGTTACCGAGGCAGATTCCGAGACCACTGTAGAAGAAGTGGCTTCTGAGGAATCTGAGTCGAAAGAAAATGGATCTAAGGCTTTGCCTGAAGAAGCAGAAGAAATAGGTAATCAAGAAGTTGATTCAGCTAATTCATCTGAGGCCGAAGAAGATCAAGGGAAAGAAACAGCAGGAGCAGACCTCACTGACACAAATGTAGTCTCTGAGCAGGATGCAATTGCAAAAGCTAGAATTCAATCCCTTGAAGAAGAAAATAAAAAACTCAAGAGTGCATTACATAGAACATTGATTGAAAGAGTTGTTGATACTAGAATCGGACTTGGTTTTGAACTATCAGATGATCGTGAAAAACTAATCGAAGAGTATTCTACAAGAACAGCATCTTCTTTAGCTGATAGCCTGAGAGATCTTGCTAAGACACCAAGTAAGTCTGGTAAAAGAATTGGCGAGATGTTGAATATGCCCACAATTGCTTCAGAAGCCGAAGTTTCGGTAAAAGAAGAAAATGTGCTTACTATAGACATGGAAGAGGAGCCCATTAAGGCTTCAGATCCCAAAGAGTCTTTCGAACAAATTCTAGTTGATGCCCTTATGGGTAGACGTAAACTTTAAAACTAAGGAGATAAAAAATGAGTTTAGCAAAATTTCGCAAAGTACATAGTAAGACCGGTTCTGGTCGCTTCGTTGTTTCCGAGGGCATAGCCCCCGCAGCATACTTGTTGCCACACCCCGGTCTACCCACATGGTATTACGACAGTGAAGATGATCGTTTTGAGATTGTCATCCCGAAGGGAACCATCCTTTCAGTTGTAGCCGATGCTAACGGTGACGCTCGTATTGTTCCTGCTAACGGTACGGGTTCAAGCAAGGTATGGGGCGATGACATGAGCAATACAGCATGGGACCCCACAGCTGGTGCAACACCCGCTTACTCGTCCGGAGCAACTGACACAGTCACTGTGCCTGCTCGTTCGATTCCTATCGGTTGCGCACAGTATGATCTTTACAGACCCTTCGATAAAGGTACCTCGCAAGGTGCTGGATTTATCACTCACGGCTATGTAGAGTATCCAATGGTCAGCGGCATTAACAATAACGTGACAGTTGGTTCAGTAGTTCGTTCCGACGTAATGGGACGTCCAGTATTGGCTGCAGCTACCGATTTCCTCGATAGCAGCTCCGTATACAGCTACTTGCAAGTAGGTAAGGTTGTCGAAGTCGAAAAGTTTGCTACAAACTTTGATGACGGCCTCCTCAGCTACATGCAGCTTCCATCAGATCCGGGTGCGTTGAAGACCGTTTATGAACTTACCAAGGCTGGTCCTAATACTGGTAAGCTCGGTATTCGTTCGAATCTAGATGTAACTAATGTCATTGGTGCATTCCGCGTCAACCTGACACTCTAATAAATAAGAAACAATAACACAGGAGGAATATTCCTAAGATGACTAAGACAATCCAAGAGCTCCTCTCGGGTCTCCCAGCTTGGGAGACAGCAATGACCGAGGACGGGTATATCGACGCAGAAAATAGAGTAACAATTAAGGAAGCTTTTGCATCGTCAGACGCAGCAGCACTTTTCCCGAAAGTTCTCTCACGTACGCTCAGAGAAGCAGCAGAGCCACAGCTTTTAGTGACTCCATTGCTTTCCACTGTTCGTCTCGGCAAGGGACGTTCATTGGAATTCCCGGCCGTCAATGCTATTCAAGCTGCTGAGATCCCAGAAGGACAAGAGTATCCAGAACAAGCACTCGCTTTCGCAAAGCAGGTAGAGGGCAAAGTCTCGAAGAAGGGCGTTAAGCTTTCTTTCACGTAAGAAGTAATCGCTGATTCACTTTGGGACATTGTTGGTCTGCATGTTCGCGCAGCCGGCCGTGCTATGGCTCGCCTTAAGGAGCAAATTGCTCTGAGCCGATTCAAAGATGCAGCTACAATCGTTTTTGACAACGACGAC